GCGCCGGTTTGGATCATCTGTTCTTCGAGGTCGAGCAGGCTTTTGCTGCCAGCTTCGATCGCAGCGCCCGATTGCTCGACGAATTTCATGTCGCCGTTAAGCGGAATCTTCACGGCAGACGAGGTGCCCGCCACAAGCGCGGTGGTATCCTCGGCGCCAATGATCGCCAAAATCGGTACGCGGGCGACATGGGTGATCGTGTCCTGGTCGGACTGCGACTGCCAGTGCTTGACGTTGAGGTAGGCCAGGTCGAGCAGCGGCGCTTTGCCGCACATGAGGCCGTCGCGCACGCCATATAGCGGCACAAAGGGGATCTGGTCGAGCGTGGTCACGCCCCGCCCGGTCAGCACCCAGTTTTTCTTGCTGTCGGTGCCGACGACTTCCTCGTAGGTGGCCCAGCTGCCTGGGCGTAGCACGCGCACGACGGGAATGTGCTTGGTGCCCCATTCGCCATCCTCGACCTCGCGCGATTCCATCAGGCGCAGCATCGTGAGGCGCATCTTGCCGCCGATCAGCGCAGCCCGATAGCCGAGGATCTGCTTGTGGAACACGCGGACCATGTACGGCCGCGCGCCCGACGCTTCGCGCGCCGCCACGGTTTCGACCGGCATCGTCTCGGCAGGCAACGGCGCGCCCTTTTCGTCTCGCGGCGTCATGTCCGGGTAGTCGACCATGATGCCGCATAGGCCATAGCCGATGGTTTCCTGGAACAGCTCGGCCGCGAACGCATGCAGGCTCACGCCTTGCTGGTCGATGTCCTCGGCCCATTCCTTGACCGTCGGCGGCGTGTCTTCGCTGAGGGTGATCTCTTTCGAAAACGGCTTGCCGGCCATGACCGACACCGTGCGCCGGTAGGCAGGAAACAGCGTTGCCGTGGCGAGGCGGGCGTTGTAGGCGGCGTCGTCCTCGTTGGGCCACCGCGGCATGAACAGCGCGCCGGCCTTGCGCATCGCGGGCGTGCCGCCCTGCAACGCTTCGAGAATGGGCCACTCCAAGGCCAGGGCCTTGATCTCGTCGGATTGGTCGTTGACGGCAATGGGCATTTACATTCTCAGAGGTTGGACTGTTGCGATACGTTTGATGATAGGCCACTCGACATCGATGCAATAACCGATCGCTGTCGTGATGTGCTGATACTGGTTCGTCTGGTCCTCTTGGAACGACGAACCCTCTTTTAACTGCACCGTGCTAAGGCCCTTGTGGCACCAAGACGCGGTTAACGGATTGACGAAAAGGCTTGTCTCGCCGGATGCCGTGAGGATTTTTGCGCGGACCGCATTTTGCCGATCCTTGATTGCCGGGTGTGCCGGCTTGACCTTGCGACGGAAGCCCCAGCCGTTGGACTTGAGCACGCCTTCGATGTCGGTGTAGTCGGACGCGTGGCCATGCTTTTCGCCAGCATTGCCGGCAGGGTCGCCGTAAATGAGCACGTTCTTGTTGTGGTGATCCTTGAACTTCTCTACGAACTCGACGGCAGACTGTTTCGACACTGCACTGGTCAGCACGATCTCGTCTAGCAAGAACAGGTTTTCGCCACGGCGCACGCCAACGGCGGACGACAGCGGCGTGAAGTTTTGGTCGTGCATCCACATGAGCTGCTCATGCGGCTCGATCTTGGCGTCGGTCGTGTTGTGCTTGCCGTAGTCCTCGTAGATGCGGCCGGACGCAGTCTCGAATGACGCCTCGAACTCTTGCTTAAACTGCTTGGCGGACATCGCCCGCTTCATCGCTTCCATGACGTCAGGCGGTAATATCTCGGCCGACTTCCAATGGAAGACCTTGAAGTTTGGGTCGGCGCCCATTTCGGCCTGTTGGCACAGGTCGTAATAATGATTCAGGCCATCAGGAACACCCAGCAGCCAGCACCAGGCGCGATAGTCCGGGTCGAGCGGATGCACGGTGTTCAACGCTGGCAGGATGTTTGCCTCCCATGCGTTTGGCTTGATGTCGGCAAATTCGTCAATGCCGCCACCCTTCCACGGCACACCTTCAATGCGCTGAGGCTTGTCGAGCCCGATCACGTGAATCTCGCTGCCGTTAGGCAGGTAGATGATTCGGTCAGACTCAGACGGCCGGCGCGGGTGAAGGCCGGAAAGCGAAAACGCTTTCAAGTCATCCCAGAAAATCTTTTTCGCTTGGTCATGCGTTGGTGCCGCGGCGAAATACGGCCCCGGCACTTTGTTTGCCTGCTTGACTAGGAACCGCTTAAACCGCTCGGTCTTACCGCTTCGACGCCCGGCAGGCACCAGCGGAAACCGGATGCCATTGCCAACCGCGTCGACCAGTGCCAACTGCACGGGGTGATCGCGTAGCGCGTACCACCGGGAAAGCTGACGATCGAGGACAAGGTTGCCAGTTGTCATCCCGGCAGCTTGTCGATCAGGTCGGAAAGCACCTTTGCCATATCGTCGGACGGCTTTTCCTGGCTCTTGTCGTAGCCCAACAGCTTGGCTTTGCCGAGCGTTGCCGCATTCATCGCCGATGCTTGCCCTAGGCTCCTTGCCACTTCCCGGTTTTCGTCCAGCTCTTTCAAGATGCTGGCCAGCGTTTGCTGCGCCTCGCCCTTGGCCGGAGCCCGCAATTCTTCGAGGTATGCCTGCACGTGCGGACGCGCCAAGGCTCGCTGGCCAAGAGTGCGCAAGCTGTCGTCGCTATTGTTGCCGCGCCCGTAGGCCGTTTCATACGCCTTCCAAGCGCAGCCCTCGTTCGCCATGTACGCGTGGCAAAACGCCCGCTGTTTTTCGTTTAGTCCCGCCATGCTTCTTTCCTCGCCGGCTCAGCCGACGGCCGTAAATCAATGCGCTCTGCGCGGTTCCAATGGCTCAATGCATTGGCGCATGACCTCGTCGGCCATGTTGTAAAGCAGGGTGACCACTTCCTCGGGCGTCATGCCGCAGTACGCGACGTTGGTGCGACCTTCGGGGTCCTCCCAAATGACGACCGCAGTCGGACTGCCGGACTTGACGCGCCCGAGCATCAGGTCGACCGGGGTAAATTTCACTCGCGCACGAACTCAGGCCGGACCGCGCGCTCTTTCGTGCGGCGCATGTTCCATGCCGCGACTACGGCCTGGCCGTAGGGCAACTCGTCGTCGATGACGACCTGCATGTTTTCGGCGTACTGGCCGAGCTCGGGCCAGCCTTCGGGTGACACGTGCACGTAGATCGGCAAGATGCCCCGGGCAACGGCCGCCCGCTTGAGGTCGGCCAGCTTGGTCAGGGCTTGCATGCGTCAGCGGCCTTGGCGGTGGCGAGCATGCTGTAGACGTCGGTCGGCGTGAACCGGCACGACATGTTCTTGGCGCAGGCTTCGAGCACGGTCTGTTTCTCGACCGCGCTTTCGGCCAGGGCCTCGCAATCCGGCTTCGGCGCGCTAACGCATCCCAACAGCACCGACAACAGCGCCGCCGCCAACAAAACAAGCAGCGCCCGCACGGTCCACAACACCCACGGCTTGATGGTCATCGAATCAGTCCTTTGGCGCGCAAGGCGTCGAGGCAGTCAGCGGTCGTGACGCGTTTTTCAACTTCGAGGGTGGCAACGCCCATCGCCTGCAGCCAAGCCCGGCGCCATGCGCGCCAGTCAGTCGAGGCTGGTGCATCGGCCACCGGTTCAGCGGGCGCCCGTTCCTCGCAGGCGACTCGCGGCGGATCGATAGCGAGCGGCCGCTTCGGCATCGTCGTGCAGCTGGTCAGGGCTAGGCCGAGTGCCAGCCACAGCAGGTGTTTGTTCAATGTCACGGGTCGCCCTTTCGACGGCGTCGGCCGTCGCCTTGCGGACTGCAGGCAGTCGGGTGTCGTTGCTGGCGCGGGCCGCTTGGGCGGCGTCGGCTGAGGTGTCGGAGTTGGCGGCGTTGGTACGGGCGACGTCGCGCTCGATGATGGCCGTGTCGCGCTGGGCGGTGACCTTGTCGATCTGGCGGCCGTCCCACCAATGGCGGACAGCGTGATAGCCCTGCCATGCGCCCAGGACCACGACCAGCGCCAGCGTGCCGAACAGCACGCGAGCAAACTTGAGGCCAAAGCGGCCGACGGCGTATTCCCACATTAGGCTGTCGCCTTCTTGGTCGTCGCCGACTCAGCCACGGCCGCGCCGAAGTAAAGGCCGAGCAGCCACGTGTTAAAGCTGACCCACTGCGCCGAATCGATCAGGCCCAATGGCAAGGCCGCGCCCGCGTACAGGAACGCAGCGCAGGCAAGCTGAAATTTTGTCGAAGCGAACCAGTCACGCATCGGGTTTCTCGCACAGCTCGCGCTCGGCGGCGCGGCGATTCGCAAGGCCGCGAACGAACTTATATTCGGCCTTGCCATTGATTACGCGGCCGGTCTTGACGTAGCTCCACACGGGCTTGCCAGAATCGGACAAAGCGAGCCGGCGACAGCCAAGCGCCCAGTCGCCAGCATTCCAAGCGCGCATGGCAGAGCTGCCGCAGGTCGCCTCTAGGCCGTTGTTCCATGCGTGCGATGTGGCAGCGTCGAACACGTTTTGCGGTGGCGTGGACTTAAAGCAACGAACCAGGCCGCGTTGCAGGCCAATAACCGCTTGGCGCTCCTCTGCCTCGCACTTAGCAGCCGGCCAAACCTCACCAACGACAATTGGCGTCGTCGTGATGTAGTGGGTCAAGCCCTTGCATACCGTGGGCAGTCCGTGGGCGAGCTTGTCGGCGTAGACAGTGAACTCTGCGCGCCCTTCCCAGTTGCCTAGAAACGCCATCAGCACGGCAGAGCCGAGCACCAGCGCAGCGAGCGGCCCCTTGCTAGACTGTGGCGATGTCACCGAACGCCCCGGGCCTGCAGCAGCGAGTAAAGCTGCGACTCGATGCGCTCAAGGTGGGCGATGATCTGCGCCTCGGAGCTCTCCTGGCGCTTTTCCAACCCGTCAACGCGGGTCTTGAGCACCTTGGTGTTGCCTTCGAGGCGGAACAGCCACACCAGCGAGGCGAGCGCACCGCCGGCCAAGAACTGCAGCAGGCCGATCCACGTGTCGAGAGAGAGGTCCATTTATTTCTTCGCCGTCTTGAAGGCCGGGATATCGAACACTTCGACCGGCTCGCTTGAGTAGATGTCGCGCTTGCAGGCGATCTTGACCGCCCCTTCGGCGCTTGCGCCTGCGTCCATGGCTGCGACCGCCAGTTGACCGCCGGTGCCGACGGCCAGGTATTTGTCGAACACCGGCTGCGGTTCCATTTCGTCATCGATCAGCGTGACCTCGCCCGTTGGGCGGATGACGATGCACGAGAATGCGTACTCGTGACTGCGCTTGCCGAACAGTTCTTCCCATGCGGGGCGTGCGCTTTCGGCGAATTTCTTTTCGGCCCATCGCTTGGCCTTGCCGATGCTCAGCAGGTGGCCGGATCCAAGGAAAATGCTGCCGTCGGACAGCTTGTCGACCTTGCGGCAACGATACGCGGTGTTCGCGCTGTCGGTGTTCTGGGTGTCGGTTGCGATTTTCATGTTCCGCAGGTCAACCGCAATCGTTGTCACGCCGCTTTCTCCAACATCGCCGGGTTCACCGTATGGCGTGCCACCTCGCCGAACTCTGCGTGCAGCACGATGCATTTCATGTTTCTGGCAGCGCGATAGCCGCCGGCCGAAGCCCACGCGTCTTTTGCGGCCAGAGTGTTGAATGTCTCGAGCCGGACGCCCGGGTATTCCTTCACCGATTCGTGATGCACGTGGCCCAGCCACCAGTAACGGTGCTCGGAGTCGCCCCAATCTTTCGGGCGATCGGCCGCCATCACGCCGGCCAGCTTGTCGGGCTTGCACGTGTTGCCGTGGTGACAGCCGACCAGTGTCTTGCCATGGCGGAAATACGTGAACGCCGCCGGGCTCTGGTCGATCGTGACTCGCGGCTCATTGGCGTACATGTGGCCCAAGGCGATGCTCATCCAGAGCGCGCCGGTGTCGTCGTGGTTGCCGACGACGTTGATGACGTGCACCGTGCGGTGCTTGGACAGCGCTGACTCGATGCACTGCCGCATGACCTTCATGCCGACGCGCACCATCTTGGCGTAGCGGCCGTCGCTGTCGAGCACGTGGCCCGAGCGGCTGGTGACAGGCTCGAGGCCGTCGTAGTGGAACCAGTCGCCGAGGTTGACGATCGTCGACTTTTCCGCGGCGGGGGCGCCTTCGACCAGGTGCGCCATGGCCCCGCATTGGATGCGTTCGGCGATGCTGAGGTCCCAGCTATCGCCGGTTTACTCTGGCCACGACAGCATGCCGATGTGGGCATCGCCGATCGGGTAGCAAGCCATCAGGTGCTTGAGGAACACGCCGGCGGACTTACGGGCCGGCACCTTCGGCAATTCCTCGCACGCGGCAACGCACGCCTCGCGGATCATCGCCTCGAAGCGCTCGGCGTCGATCGATGACTTGACCCACTGCCCGGCGAGCTGGCCGTCTTTGTTGTAGTAGCTCGACACGCCCTTGACCAGGTAGCCGTCGGGCACCGTGCGCGTCATGTCGTGGTCAGGCGACCAGCCCTTCTTGGCGAGGCGCGCCTTGTTGTGGCGCACGCTGCCCTGATTCACGCCCAGGATGCGAGCGGCGCCGCGTTCGCTGCCGGCCTTCTTGAGCGCGGCTATCAGCTCGTCGTCGGTGTATTTCCGAACGGCGGGCATTAGGGGGCGGCCCTGGCGTTGCGTGGCAAGGGTGCGCCAGCCTCGCGCTCTAATTCTTCCTGCAACAGCGCGAGCGCACGCCATGCCACCTTGGCGGTGTGGCGCGTTCCGTCGCTGTCCATCAGGCCGGCATCGGCTAAGTGCCGCATGATCTTGTTGGCATGGTCGGTGGACTTGCCGCGTGCCCAGTGCATCGGCTCGCCCGGGTTGTGCTGGTCGTTGCCGATCTTGCTGACCCGCGCGACCTCGGCCAAAGCGGCGGGAAAGTAATACAGCAGGCCATCAGCCATGGGGTATTCGCCCCGCGCGTCAGCGCCACTCGGCAGTGTGCCGCTCACTTGGCCGCCTCGGTATTGCCGAACTTGAGGCTGTTGAACCAGCGCCGCAGCACATAGCCGCGAATCAGGCTGATCGCAGTGAAAACCAAGCCGATGCCGAAAGCCGAACGCGGCGTCACGCCTAGCCCAAACCATGGCAACACAAGCAGGTTCGCGCCGTAGTTGATGCTGAAACCCACGGCGATGTTTGCCCAGGTCTCGGCCCAGGAACCAAGTTTGGTTTGGCTCATATCGCCTCCCGGCGAATAGGTCCCGGGCCTGCCTTACGGGCAGGGCTACAGCGGTGCGCGATGCACCGCGCCGGGCTCAAGGGGTGGCGCTATACGTTGCGCGCCGAAAATTACGTAGAACTTTTGGGGTGCGGGCTCATCCCGCCGATGACAAAGGCCATGCGCCCGTGCTGACCGCGTGCCAGCCCGACCACCAAAACGAAAAGCCCCACCGGATGGCAGGGCTTTGGGCGCAGAGCGCCAGACTGGGGAAACTGTGCGGATCGCGGGAAGGTGTGTCAAGCCCATTTGGCCCATGGGCTGACGTAGCCCGGCACGTGGTCGGTCATGAACTTGTCGATGACCTTGGTCGCTAGATAGTCCCGAATCTCGCCAATCTGACGCAGCGAGTTGTGCAGGGTCTGGGTATACCTGCAATTATCCGCATGCCACACGGGGTGCTCGCAGATCGGGCAGCGGTACATGATGCGCGGCGCCGGCCAGTAGTCGATCGCCGTCTTCACGCCCCGCCCCTCCACTTCCGCCGCGCACACGCTAGCGCATTCTCGGCCTCATTCTGCAGCCGGACGATGACGTAGATGACCAGCTCGCCCCAGTCGCTTGTCCGACACCCCAAAGGCGCGGGAGGCGCTTGCTCGCCCAGGACCAGGCAGCGATAGCCGACGACCGCGATGAGGCCGAGGTGCGCTTTCGACCGGGCGACGTTCGCCCCCCGATCGCGCGCCAGCTCGCGGCCCATCCACTCGCAGACCTTGGCGTAGTGCCCCGTGCTGCCGGTGGCGATGTCCATGGCGATGTCCGGGCCAATGTCGTTGGCCCCTTGGCGAGCACAGGCCAGCGTGGCCGCGACCATCTGCGGCGTGGGGATGCGTTTGCCGCCCGAGGTCGAATGCCCGCCGACCGGCTCGCGGTAGGTCGTGCCGCCGACCAGCGCATGCACGCGCTCGCGGAAATCGATCGGGCTGTAGGTTTCATGGGTGTGTGGGTCAATCTTGGCGGCGGTAGTCATTCGAATGGCGCTCCTCGGCAGTATTTGCTGAAATCAACTTTCCCCGCCCTCCCCTTCGTCAGCTCGGCCTGCGCGGCATCCAAGTCTTGGCGCAGCTCGGCGATCGTGATGTCGCCCGGCGTGTAGCGGCCAGCGAGCACGCTATTGGCTCGGCCAACAGGCACCAGCGCCGTCACCTCGGCATCGGTCCGGCCCGGCACGCGGCGCACGTACAGCGCGACCGGCTTGCCCTTGCCGCGGCAGATCAGCTCGACGGCTCGGCCCACTTCGACGGGGGTCACGTGAGCACCATCAGGGCGACATTGAGCACAGCCATGCCCACAGAGCCGGCAATCGCGCCCTGCCAGAATCCGCCGCGCCAGCCCCTTGCAAAATCAGAAGGCGCCTCGAGCGCCGCCAGCTGATCGGCCGCCAGCTCGCGCCAGTACGCCTTGCGCGTGCCCTTGCGCTCCCAATCGCCGCCCGACTCGGCGCACAGGTGCCGGGCGAGCTCGTCCACGCGGTTGATGTCGTCCATGGTTATTCGTCCTCGTCGTTGGGGCCATCGCTGGCCAGGTAATCCATCAGGGTGTCGAACGCCTCGCGCCAGCCGCGGCAGATGACCGCCTCGTAGCCCTGGGCGCGCTTGGCGCCTTCGGCTTTCACTTTCGCGGCGGCCCGCTTCGACCGATGCCCGCCATTCGGAATGGCGAACAGCAGCGATAGCTCTGGAACCGCCTCAGACGCGCCCAGGCAGGCTTTCATTAGCACCGCTGCCTCGGTGTGTTCGTCGGCCGTTATCAGCGCAGCGCGGCTCACGCGTCCCTTCCAGACGGCTTAGAGCCGCTCGAGACATGCCAGCAATTGCACATGCTGCATTTGTAGGCCGTGGGCTTGGCGTGGCGGATCCATTGCTTGGGTCGGCGATGCCGGTGGCCGAGGATGGCGACCAAAGCCTGGTTGGCCAGTTGGGGCGAGGCGTAGGTCAGCTTTTCGATCGGGCAGCTGAGGGGCGAAAGGGCGGTCACCGAATTCGCCCTCCTTGCCGCGTTGTTTTGTCGGGCATCGGCTCGGTCGACTTAGAAGGGTCGCGCTTTAGCCACCCCGGTCGGTGCTGTGCCCACGGGTGATTCTTGGCCGGCTTCTTCGCGCTCACCGTGAGCCCTCCACAGCAAGCAACCCATGCTCGAACCACCAGCGCTGCGTGCGGGCCATGCCGCGCAACGCGTAGAAAAGCCAGTCTTCACTGCCGCGTGTGAGGCCCTTCTTGCGGCCGTCAAAAACGTCGTGACAGGCGACGCAGCCGAAGCTGGCGCAGGTGTCGTCGGGCTTGATACCTGCCCCGCCTTGCCCCGGGATCCGAACGTGGCACAGCACGCAGCCGCCGTTCGGGTCGCAGACGTCGGTGATGTTCAACATGCAGTGGGCATCCCAATGACCAGCCGACTGTCGCAAGGCTTGAGAAACAATCACGCGGCCTCCTTTCGGGAGTGCTCGCCCTTAGCCATTCGGAGAGCGGCAATCCACCGGTACGCAGTGGCGCGGCTCATGTTGAATTCCTCCATCAGCGCTCGACAGGTCGGCTCGCCGTGGGTGTAGCGCAGCGCGATCTGGCAGGCGACCAGAATCCCCTGGTGCACCGATGCATGCGGCGGGATGCCGGCGTCGGTTCGAAAGGAAGGCTTGATTGCCATCAGGCGGCCTTCGACAAGAAGTGCATCGGATCGGGATCAGGAATGACCAGTCCGTGCTGTGCACCCTCTCGGCGAACCGCCTCGGTAAACTCCATGAATTCTTCCGTTCCGATCACGTCGCGCTTGCCTTCTTCGTTCGTCGTGGTCGTGCGGCGCGGCGCGCGCTCGATGCCGTCGGGGAACTTCGGCGACTCGGGGACGGGCTTATCAACCCATCCGAAATACTCGCCGCAGAAATACTCGTGCCAGGCGTTGACCTCCATGCCGGTCGCGGCGCGGAGCATTTCGTAGGCCACCCCAAACAGGTAATTGTTCTGCGGGTTGCTGCGCGGCTTCTTCCACTTGCCGACCTCGACCACAAGCGGCTTG